TATTCGCGGGAGTTGACTGGAAGTTACCGTTGCCGAGAAGGTTGAAGTAGTTGCCGATGATGATATGCTCTGCCGCGATTGTTTTCGCCGCGATCTCGTCCGCGCCGATCGCTCCGACAGCGATCTGCCCGGCGGTGATCGTGTTGGCGAAGATCTTGTCGGCGGTGACGGCACCGTCGACGATTAAAGAACCATCGTTCCTTCTGCGGCAGGTTACGTTGGTGAGATACCATTCCCCTGCAGTAAAAGAATTTGTGAAAAAGTAAAGATTAAACGATGTGGCGTCCGCTGGAACGGTCCAATTGCAGGAGTATTCCGTCCAATACGCACTGGGCGAAAAAGGAGATATCAACCCGGCACTGTTATCATAAGTTCCGTCAATTTTGTGATAATAAGCAAGTAATTCGACCGTTCCGGCGAATCCTCCTTCTTTCGCTGCGGAGAATGTTATATGGTATTCCTCCCCGGGAAGGCAGTGTATCCCATCAAGTCTTGCGTCTGTGTCGTTATATGCCTTGGAATGCGAAAATAATCCGGCTTGGGTTCCCGTATATTCGAATTTGCAAATATATTTCGCTGTTGCACCGCCGACCGATGCTCCTGTAACGATATTTATCTTTGATGGATTGGTCCATTTACGCCAGTTTATTGCGTCTCCCGTATCGAAATTCCAATTGGGTATAAGATTAATCCAGTTCGTGACTACAAGTTTGTCCGTGGTGATGACATGTGTGGCGATATCCGCTCCCGCGATCAGCCGGTCGAGGTCGTCAACGTAGACCTTCTTCACCCAGACATTGCTTTGATTCCAGTACAGTTTCCCGTCCGTCGTGAGGTACACGATCTTCCCCACCGGGTAGGCCGCATTCGGAAGGCCGGGAAGCGATGTGACCACTTCCGGCGGCACGATGGTTGTCGCCAGTTTGATCTGAGAGATGGCGTTGTCGGCGATCTCCGCTGTATTAAGTTGCGCCGTTGCCACGGAGTGTCCGGCCGTCGCTCCGCTCTCCCACGCGGAGTACGTTCCGAACAGGGATTTCGTGCGGAGCCAGTAGTAATAAGTGGTCGCGACGGCGACGCTCATGTCGGAGAACACGTTCGAGTGGATCTGGCCTACAAGCCCCGTCGGAGGCGTCGGGCGATTGTTCGACGTGCTTCGGTAGACCTCCACGACGTCATACGACTCATCGTTGATCGGCTCCCACTCGATCCGTACCCTGCCGTACTTCGACCCGTCGATGGAAACGAACACCGGGACCGGGACAGTCAGGGACAGCGTGATCGAATCGTAGCCAGTAGAATAATTCCCGAAGGTGTCGTGGCTTTTCAGATAGAAGGTGTACGAAGCACCAGTAGGCTTCATGGTGAACGTGGTCGCCAGCCCCTGATAGATCAGGTTCGCGCCGGTTGTTCCCCAGTTCAGATCCGTACGCACCTCGAAGAACCCGAGCAGAGTGTCGACGATCGGCAGCCAGACGAGTTGGATCTTGTCGGTATAGGTGCAACGGGCGTCGTCGAACACCGGATCCGCGATCGCCGGAAGAGTTGCCCTGCCGCCGAGCGTGATCGTGACCGCAACAGAACCCTCGACGTTAGGGGCATTTGAGGGGCTTACAAGGAAATAATACGTTACACCTACGTTGTATCCCCAAGACTGATGGCTTGTTCCGTATTCGGTAGACACGTATCTATAAGCGGACTCGCTTGATCTCTTAACCCAGACAGAACAGGGAGTTGCGTAACCTCTCCAAGTCAGGGACACTCCCGCAGTAACACCGTCGAGATATACTTCTACGGCTCGAAGATCCATTATTGGTGCCGGAATAGGCCATGGGGTCGGGGGAGGAACGACTATCGTATCGGAATAAATGTTTGCGTTGTACTCCAACGCCGTGATCTTCCTTCTCATATCACCAGAGCGAGATATACGAACTACCCGGAAGTATTTCGTAACGAGGTTCTGGTTCCCTATGGAATACAATGCATCGGCGGCGGGAGTGTTTGTCCATGTACCAGATATATTTACAGTTCTATTCGAGTAGGATGAAACGAGTTTCTCTTCGATCACGTCCGTAGTCTGATGTTTCACGCGAACATATAAAGTTCCACCCGTAACAATGTCTCTATCAACCACGATGGTGTTAGATGTTGCCGATACGACTCGTCCACCTTCCGCCCATTGAGGAAGGTCGTGTTGTACCTGAACGAGGTCGCCGGGGAAACAGGCGAGAGCGTCAACATCGCAATCCCACGAGGCGGTCAGCGTGATGTACCTGTTGCTATTTAAGAAGAATTTGCCGTGCTTCGCCGCCATTGTCCTGTCTGTACATCCGTACAGAACTATGTTTGCAGTCTTGACGGGTTCGGTTGTCGTTTCAAAGTCGTCTGCGTAAACGGTTAGAACGGTTCTATCATAATCCATTGTTGAATCGTAATACTCTACCTCGACCATATTCGCTCGGTCTGCGAACGGCAACCATTCCTCCTGAAACGAATCGGCAACGATATTTCCCACCGTGAACATGAAACTCTGCGTAGGGGTCGCTTCAAGTTTGTCTATAAGAACCGTGAACTTGCTGCCTATCTGAACAACGATCCCTCGGCCGAGTTGAGAAATCATATCCAAACCGGCTCTCATCGATACAGCCGTTTCCATATATAGATTAACCGTGTACGAGTTGGTAGTACAGAAATCAGCCCATGTTTGGAACGCTGCTGTATCGATCTTCGCTATTGGTACTGAACCGCCGTAACGGTCGTTGGTGAGAAGATCCACACAAGCCCATGCAGGGTTGTTTGATGGATTCGATCCGAAATACGGGAGGGTTATGTTTCCACGGTCTATCAGAATAGAAACCGCCGGAATACCACCGGACAACTGATCCGTAGCGAGAGCATGGATTCCAAGCAAAGCGGTATTCGGATAGATGAAGTCGTCCGTTACCCCCTCAGAGAAAGACTCCCAATACACGTCAGCAACAATAGTTGTGGAAGTCTGATACGCATCCTCCAACTTCATTCTTACGTCGTACTGTCCCACCGGAACCGCTGCAATCCATCCGTTTCTTATGGAAGCGGTTTGTGCTCCGACAAGGGCAACGTGATCCTGCTGTGTCCCGCCTACTGCAATGATGGTCGATGCGTTTGTTACCCAATGATAAATGAATCCACCCCATCCCCAAACTGGTTGAGCGAGGGTCGGGACAAACGGTTCATTCTCGGTGTGCCCCGATGTTGGTCCCTGATAGACCTCAAGCCATTCTTCCGGCTGCCCATCTCCGGTAGACCTCCAAAACCCAATCGACCACCGATCCTGAGTTACTTGAACGGGGTATGCGTTCGGAGCAAATACTCTCACCCAGTCGTTTGCACCCCCACCAACGATACGATACTCTATATGCACTCGTACAATAACTTGTGAGATTCCACTTCCGCTTGTTGCTCCAAGGCCGCCGGGAGCAGTAAGAGTGAACCCGAGTTTCTCTATGGCGTTTCCAGCAGTCCTACGGGTAATCCAGTTTACGTTGTCGGTTAATTTTGTTCCTACGGAGGTATCAGCCCACGTTTCTTCAAACCCCTGCACCAACGGCTGATCCGCTATTGCGTTCTTTCCGGTTCGCAAAGAACACTTAACTACGCCATCAGTAAACAGACTTACGGGCGTTCCGTTTATTGAAACCAACTCATTAAGTGTTGTCCCGGCAGCCCCGGTATGCGGGATATCAACGATTACGCCCTCGCATAATGCGTATAATGCGTTGAAATACTGTTTGTTATCCCCCTGAGTTGTGTCGATGTATCGTGAAATTATAGGTGGGACGACTCGTCTTTTTCCGTACAGAATCGGTATAGCCGCTCCTTGCATGAAGTAATTCTTTCCCACATCCCATCCGTAATTTGCACCCGCACCAACGGACTCCATCGCAGGAACCTGATACGGTAACAGAGAATTGATGGTCATCTGTCCCGCGATTCCAACACCCGCAGCAACCGTTCCGGCGATGACGTTCGTAAGCAGAGAGGCGGCTCCCGCTTCCGTTGCGAACGCCCCTCCATAGCCGACAAGTAATTCCGAGGTTGCACCATACGTTGCGATAGTCAGGGCGACGAGAGCAAGCATGGCGACGATTCGCACTACGTTCTTTCCGCCGCCGCCTCCCTGCGGAACAACGCAGAACGCAATGGAATCGCCGGGATTCATCACTCGATCAACGTCGGTGTTTTCTATACCGTTTACGGCTATCGCAAGTTCATATCCATCGCTTATTTCCCTGTCGATAAACTCTGAAAGATATTCCTTTACTGGCTTACCGGGATCGCAAGTGATCGTTTCGCGTGAATAGAAGGCGTTGAATGGGTTATAGACTAATGTTACTACTACCCGATCCATTCGTAATACCCCTTTATCTTATGTTTTATGAATGGGTGGTTGATTCTCATGTTCACAGACCCCATTTTCAACAGAGTATGGAGCACGTTATGAGTGTCCGTCGCGTATCCAAAGTGCTGAACTACGTTCGGCATATCCGGGTCCATGCTCATCGCAACTACGGTTGCCTCCCTCATAACATCAACGGACTTCCATCCACGCATATTTAACAGATACTTCGCATGAATGTCGGACGAAGCGAAACAAGATACGTTAAAGTCTGGAATCTTCCAACCGTATCTTTCAAATGCGAGCATGATTAGCCCCCAACAATCAACCCCCGTCGAGGGATTCCTTCCCTTATCCACGAACTTTATGCCGACCAGATCGCTATACACCGCCAATTTTTATCCCCACATTTCCTACTCCAACAAATCCACCGAACCTCATTGTCTGTCCAGACGTTACGGAGTTGTACGATCTGCAACTCGTAAGAGTCTTCGCGCACAGAGATCCAACGGAACTATATCCGCATTCCGTAGATTTGAACACCCACCGGCATTGATTTCTTATAATACGATTCAGAGGGACTCTCTTTCTCCACGGATTCCCCGCCCCGATGGTAAACGTAGCCCACTTTGTATCAGTTGATATTTTATCCAAGTCGAAGTAATGACTGGACTCTGGCGTAGCACTTCCGATGTTCTTTGTGTTTATAACGTATACCACACACGATATCGGAGAGTATCCGTTCGTCTTGCAATACAGATCGTAGGCTTGAATGTACTGTTCCATCGCGCGACTTTCGTTTCCGATGTTAATGGTCAACGACGGAACCTCTCCCTTGCCATCCTCGTTGATGTCTCCAAGAGTAAACGGGAACGCGTACCAAGTTAGGGAGTTCCACGTTACGTTCTCAGTGTTTCCTGCCACTCTCAATGGAGTACCAAGTCCGGGGATAGTTACTTCCATTAGCGCAAGAAATACGCTGTCAGTACCGAGTTTGTTCTTCTCGGTGATCGCTATTGAACTTAATGGAAGTGGCATTTACGCTTCCTCCACCGCTATCTTCGCGCTCCTTAATCCCGGAGAAATAATGGTTGAATGGAGATATCCATCGGAAAAACGAAGGGTCATGTATTCTCCCGTCACGGCATGAGACATCGTGAACGTACTACCCATGTTGGAGTTTACAAAGGTCTTCATAGTGACGTATCTTGATTCTGTAATCGTCGTCCATTCAAGATTGAATAACCTCCTGCCTCTCGTAGCGGTGGGGCGGGACTGTACATATCCCGCCTCGAACTCGGACTTCACCTGTGCGCGATAGAAGTCGTCCGTCATCCCGTAGGACGGAGGCCCGATTGAGTTTACCGGCCAGTCTGCCATATTATCTCCCCATAGCCGTTCGTAGTCCGTAACTGTTCCGGTTATACGCATCGAGCCATGCCGTTACGATCATTCCCTGTCCGTCGAATTTAGCGGTACTCTTTGTAACCGCCATCTTCTGCCCGGACTCGTTGATGATTTGTACGGACACGGCACCCTTACCGCCGCCGCCACCAGCGACTTGAACACCAAGTGCGCCAGATGAGGTTCTCTTTAGGGGTAGTATTCCTTCTGGTCCCGCCTCCCCCATCACCCCCACACCTCTTGCAAACTTGAATACAGTCGCACCGTCTACGACTCCACCCTTCGCAAACGTACCGGAGTTTTCAGGAGTCCACCCACCCTCGCCAACTCCAAGAAGGCCAAGCAATGCTTTTCCGCCAGTAAGAGCCTTCGCCATGAGCCATTCGGCGACCATCTGAGCCATTAACTTGGCCCATGTTGCGGCAATTCCCTCCGCGAACGACCTGAAATACGCATCGGCACCGTGAAGGTTTTGTTTCCATACGTCCGTAAAGAATTCGCTGAACGATGCCTCCATGGACAAATAGATACCTTTTATCATATCGTCCAGTCGGCTGAATTGTACTTTTATCCCTTCAACGATCTTCTTGTATCTGTCAAGCAACGCTCTCTCTCCCCCCCTTTTGTCATCGGGAGACATCATGCCACGTGATTCTAATTCCTCGGCCTGTTTTTTGAACGCCTTGAGTTTATTATTATAGTCTTCCAACGCATTCGTCATTGCCAACATACTTCCGACTTCACGCTCGTTCCAAGGCATTATCGTTGGTATTTTTGCCTCGTCTTCCCATGCTTTCGTCTGAACAATCATAGATTCAAGTTGGATTTTATCCTTCTCTTTTCTTATATCGTCCCATTTATTAAGATTCTTTATTTTCATGTCGAGCACTCGTTTCCAAAACGCCTCTATTGCGTCGAAGTCGGCGTTGTACCCACCGCCGAGTTCGGACGGCGCGGATAATTTCTGTCGCTCGTCCTCTATCTTTTTATGTACCTCCGCGGTTGCCTTGGCTATTTTGCTATTTAATTTGTCGGCTCCATCCTCGTACTCTTCCGCCGCAACATTGTACGCGTCGGATACCTCCCGTGTGGAACTACCGACCAACTTTGCATAATGGAGGGACTCCTTCTCTGCGTCCTCTGCGAGTTTGCGGGTTGCTTTTCTCCAATGTTCCGCGTCCCGATCGGTCTCCGCTTGAACGGCGGCGCGCGTCTGTTCGCCCATCTTTTCCTTGATTTTATTTGCGAGTCTTGTCTCTTCAGAAGTTCCAGAAAGAAGGCGTTCGAATTCCGGCTTGTTCTCTGTCACCTTTCCTTGTTCATCGAACACAAAGAATTTCTCATATTCCTTCTGGACCTTCAACTTAGCCTTCGCTATTGACGACGCGAGTTTATTCGAACTGTTTCCTATGTACGTTTGTATTTCAAGGTCCGCGTTCGCCAAGAAGTTTTTCGTATTTCTTATCCAAGCCTCCCACTCTTTTTCCGGACGAACCTTCCCGGACGGAGATGTCGCTGTGTATCTTTCGTTCCAGACTTCCCAACCTCCACCAGCCATACCTTCGAGTTTTGCTTCCGCTGCGGCTTTTTCCTCTCTCTGTTGTTTTCCAACCTCTACCGCCGTGAAACCGGCAGCAGTTATAAGGGCGGCGGCAATACCTACGGTCCAATGTATCTTTGACGCGGCAAGTCCAACCGACAAGGCTATCCCCGCTTTTAATATATGGGCAAATAATTCGTCAACCCATTCC